CACCCGTTGCTAAAATGGCAATACTAGGTTCATCTAACTCAACTGTAACTGAAGCTAACTCTAACCTATGTGTTGAAGGTAGTGGCGGTAATGGTATGTTATTTGGTACATTAAATACTACTGGATTTAAAAGCTATATACAATCAGGCTTTGTAGCAAACTTAGGTTTAGCAACTTACGCGCTAGCGCTAAACCCACAGGGCGGAAACGTTGGTATAGGTACTACAACTTGTGCAGATAAGCTCCATGTCGAAGGCAATGTATATCTAGGTACTTCATCTAGGTCTGTATATTGTGGAGGTGGTGGTGATTTAAGATTACAAACGAATACAGGTGAAGTTAAAGTATTAACTGCAAATGGCGCAACGACTAATCTAATTACAAGCGGTACAGGTATAAATATTCCTGCTAATCTAGACGTAGGTAATGCATTAAACGTTGGTGGTGCTAGTGCAGCAGGTAGTGGCTTTATAGAATCTACTGTTGTAGGACCTTCTCGTGCTTTACAAACTGTAGGTAATGTTAACACTACTCAGACCCATATAGGATTTGAAAATCCTTATGGTGAGATAGGTAGAATAGATGTTAGTGCATTTTCAGTAAGTTATGTAACTAGTTCAGACTATAGGCTCAAGACTGATATACAGCCTATGCAAGGAAGTATTGACAGAGTAAAAGCATTGAAGCCTGTTAACTTTGAGTGGAAAGAAGACGGTACTAGAGTAGATGGTTTCTTAGCACATGAAGCTCAAGAGGTAGTACCAGAAGCTGTTAGTGGAGAAAAGGATGCTACTAAAACTAACAAGGATGGTGTAGAGGTTCCAGACTATCAAGGCATTGACCAGTCTAAACTTGTACCTTTACTTACATCTGCACTACAAGAAGCATTAGCTAAGATTGATGACCTAGAGTTACGAATGGCTAATTTAGAAAATTAAACCAGGGGGCTTCGGCCCCCTATTACTAAAGGAGGCTATCGTGCCTAACTTACCTGAAGAGGATACTCAATTATATATGCTTCTTGGTTCTATGAGTGCTGACTTAAAAACTGTTCTTAATAAATTTACAGCAGTAGAAGAAAGGTTAAACAATCATTCAAATAGAATCAAGGTATTAGAAAAAGCTAGTTATGCTAGGGCTGTAGTATATACAACTACGGTAACAGTAACACCTATTCTATTCACTGCTCTTGGCTGGTTACTAACTAAAACATTTTTATAAGGAGATTATAATGGCAAAAGGAGCTGCAACAGAAAAGAATCTTGGTAACTTACATTCAACACTTACAACAATATTTACTAGAGTGTTACAGGGTTACTTAGATAAACTAGATAAAGCTCAAGAAGCATTTAACTCAGATGAATTTAACTCAGAGATAATGAGTGAACTAGAATACTTAAGTATAGAACCTAGTCCCGCTATGTTATCTGCTATAGCTAAGTTCTTAAAAGATAATAACATAAGTTATGATTCTGAACAGATAGATGAGTTAAGTGAACTTGAACAAAGACTAAGAAATAAGAAAGCTAATAGACCAGACTTTTCTAACGTAACATCTTTACCTTTGACAGGTACTCAATAAGATGGGGCGTGATGCTAGGGAAATGAATAAAGCAGACCGTATTAAAGAGCTGCTTATTATTCAGGAGGCTTACCCTAACTTTCAAGACTTCTTATATGACGTAATGGTTAACCTTATGGGATTTAACTGTACTAATAATCAATTAGATATGGCGAACTACTTACAGTACGGTCCGTTATATAGAATGATACAGGCGCAGCGTGGCCAGGCTAAGACCACGGCTACTGCTGCGTATGCTGTATGGAGACTAATACATAACCCGACAGCTAGGATACTTATTATATCTGCTGGTGATACAATGGCTAAGGAGATTAGTAATTGGATTATCCAGATACTAAATGGTATGGAAGAGCTGTCCTGTATGCTGCCAGATAAGTCTGCAGGAGACCGAGCATCTGTTACTGCATATGATATACACTATGTACTAAAGGGACCTGAGAAGTCTCCTAGTGTAGCGTGTGTGGGTATTACATCTAACCTGCAAGGTAAACGTGCTGACGTACTTATTGCAGATGATATCGAGAGTGCTAAGAATGCTTTGACTGCAGATGCTAGGATAAAGCTTACGAACTTAACTAGGGACTTTACTTCTATATGTTCACAGGGAGATATTATATATCTAGGTACGCCACAGAGTGTAGACAGTATATATAATGCTTTACCTGGACGTGGCTTTGATATACGTATATGGCCTGGTAGATATCCTACAGAAAGAGAATTAGATAACTACGGAGAACACTTAGCTCCTATGATATCAGAGGCAGTTAAGAAAGACCCGTCACTGGCAACAGGTGCTGGTCTACTCGGTAACAGAGGTAAGCCAACAGATAGTGTTATACTAGGAGAAGATATCCTAGTTAAGAAAGAGATTGACCAGGGAGCTGCTTACTTCCAGCTGCAGCATATGCTAGATACTAGACTTGCAGACGAAGCTAGGTATCCCTTGAAACTAAATAAATTAATCTTTATGAATATAAATAAAGGTAGAAGTCCTATACTTCTTAACCACCAACCGTCTATACATAACAGAGTACCGACTCCAAGTGACTATCCTATTAGAGACCCTATGTATATGTGCTCTGACTTTGGTACTGAGTACGGGGAGTTCACAGGTACGCATATGTATGTTGACCCTGCTGGTGGTGGACAGAACGGAGATGAGACAGGCTATGCTGTAACTAGGTTCTTAGGTAATAAGGTTTACCTGGTAGCTGTAGGCGGTGTACCTGGAGGACTAGAAGCTTCTGACTTAGAAGAACTAACTAGAGTAGCTGTTAAATGGAAACCTAATAAGATATCCATAGAACGTAACTACGGTAATGGTGCTTTGCAAAAAGTATGGGAGCCGACTTTATACAAGGCTATGAAGGAAGTAAATGCTGGCGTAGAGATAGATGACCCCTGGGAAACAGGGCAGAAGGAACTACGTATAATTGATAAGCTAGAGCCTGTTATAGGTTCAGGTAGATTGGTTGTAGAGCTAGACCTTATCCAGGATGACTGGGCTTCTGTGCAGAAGTACTCTGCTGTAAACCGAGCTTCGTATAGTTTCTTTCACCAGCTTGCTAAAGTAACCAGGGACCGAGGTAGTCTGTCACATGACGATAGACTTGATGCAGTAGCTGGTAGCGTAGGTAATTGGATAGACTTACTAGCTGTAGATGATTTGCAAGCGCAAGTGGCAGCAGAAGCACAACGATATAGGACTATGATGGAAGACCCGTTAGGAAACGGTAGACCTATTAATAACTATAACTCAATGTTCGGCTTGAATACTTTAAGTCCGAATGTACTTAATAATTTAAAACAACGATACTAGGGAGAACCCAATGTCTAAGAAAGACAAACCGACCCAGACTAAGCCAACTGTAAGAGTAGTTGGTACTAATTCTAATAAACTACCCTGGCCTCAGGATAACTCAGGCTCAACTCAGGAACTACGTAGAGGTGCTGTACGCGCCATAGGACGTATCATGGGTTCAGAAGATAATCTAAAGAAAGTACTAGAAACGCTAGAGGTAGCTAGGCTGTATGCTATAGAGCGTATGGAAGAGCAGCAAGTAGAAATGAAAGTTAAAGTAAAAGCAATGCAAGACCGTAAAGCTCTTAATGCAGAGCTATTGAAAAGTGAACTAAGACAAAGAGTAAAGTCTAAGAGGGCTGAGATAAAACGTGTTGAGTCTGAGATAAAGAAGTTGTTAAGCTAATGGACATAGCAGCATTCTTTGATTCTGTACGTCCCTTTATGAAAGACAGTAAGCTAACTGCTGCACAGGTAGTAGGCTTTGAGTGTCTTATAAATTCTTGTTTAGAGTCCGACCTTACAATGGAACAGATAGCCTATGTACTGGCTACAGCTTACCATGAGACAGGTGGACGCATGGAACCTGTACGAGAAGGGTTCTGTAAGACCGACGCTGGTAGCCGTAAGGCAGTAGCTAGGTTATATGAGAAGGGTGTAATAAGCGTAGACTATGCGTTACCACAGAGTAACGGTAAGAGCTATTATGGCCGAGGGTTAGTACAGCTAACACATCTAAGTAACTATGCAAGTACAGGACATGCACTAGGGTTAGACCTGGTAACGTACCCAGACCTTATGCTAGACTTAGAAGTATCAGTACGCGCTATGATATGGGGTATGAAGACAGGGAGCTATAGGAATAAAAGCCTAGCTGATATGTTACCCTACGAGAACCCTACGTACTCTGAGTGGACTAAGGCTAGAGGTATTATAAACGGTGACGTAGGAAAGAATGGTCCTATGATAGCTGGGTATGCTACTAAGTTCTACACAGCATTGAAGGAGATGTAATGGGTATATTTACAACAGGCATCATAGGTGATGTAGTAGGAGGAGTGTTTGGTATAATAGATGACCTGCACACTTCTGATGAAGAAAAAGCAGCAATGAAGTTCCGTATAACTAAGTTAGCTAGAGAAGCCGACTTAGCACAGCTTGCTGTTAATAAAGAAGAAGCTAAGAGTGGTAGATTATTTGTATCAGGCTGGAGACCGTTTGTAGGATGGGTATGTGGTATAGCATTAGCCTGGACCTTTGTAGTCTCTAGAGTTATACAATCTATTGCATTCTATATAGCAGAGTTCACAGGAACAGAACTAGACCTATCAGGTCTACCTGAGTTTGACTTAGGAACATTAATGCCTGTACTACTTGGTATGTTAGGACTAGGGACACTTAGAACCTATGAGAAAGTACAGGGTGCATCACGTAACGACATGACTCCTGATGGAGGCACTATTAGAAAAGGGAAACAAAGAGATGGCAACTAAGAAACCCCGTAAGGGAAAAGCTAAGGTCAAGATAACTGCTTCTGGTAAGAAGGTTAGTTACGGCCAGGCTGGTAAAGCCAAGGGCGGTGGCCCCAGGGTTAAGCCAGGTACAAGTAAAGGTGACTCTTACTGCGCACGAAGCCTTGGTATAAAGAGGGGATTACCTAAATCTAAACAGAACGACCCTAACACACCCAATAACTTATCACGTAAACGTTGGAAGTGCAGCGGTTCTAAATCAAGGAAGTAGTTATGGCAGCTAAGAAAAAAGGATTGTGGGATAACATCCACGCTAAACGTAAACGCATTGCAAAAGGAAGTGGCGAGAAGATGAGAAAACCAGGAACAAAGGGTGCTCCAACACAGAAAGCACTAAAGAAATCACAGAACCCTAAGCGTAAGAAGAAGAAGTCTTACTAAGGTCTGTAGACATAGCCTAGAAAGCTCTGTAATGCTCACTGAGAGCGATATGGACTTTCTAGGTATACTTGTATATTTATGAATTAGTGCTTCTCTCTGAGGATATAAGCAGCGTTTATAAAAAAATGGTACAAAATTGTGAGGGGGCATCTTATTATTCTTTCATTTCATTTCCCCCTTAGCCTTCTTTGCCTTCAATTCTTTTATATTTAACATTATTTCTATAATATATCGAATTATTCAGAGAATAATACATTAATTCGTGGGCTATATCTCTTTTGCCAATCTCTACAATCTTACTTAATGCTTCTCTCTAGGGGAATAGTATATATATAAATTACAAGCCCCCTATATAAAAGCCAAAATAACAAATGGAGAGCGGCAAAAATACTAAAATGATTATATACTCTAAAAGCTCATAGAATGACCAGAGAGAGCGCGAGAGGGATTTCCTAATCATAGTATATAAAAGGCTCAAATCCTTATGTATCAATACTGTTGTAATTATGTCACAAAAAGAACTAATATCAAATATAATAAAATAATATGCATTTTATTGTAGACAGCCCCCAAATAATAATGTACTCATATAATTGTAAAAAGAATTACTACGGGTCGGACCATAACTTAAGACGCTCAACACGTTATTAAGGATTTAGACCAAGAGCATAAAATTAGGGCCGCACTTCTCGGAGGTTTTGAAGTGTCTGAATTCTGGGGGCCAACTGTGGTAGTTGCGTCCTAGGTTTCAAGAGCGGCGCAACCTCTAGCGGTTGCGGCGTTGTTTCAAAGTTTAATATAGCCACGCGACAGCAGTCTAAGGACTAAGGCCAAAAACTTTAACGGGACATTCTCTTGAAGGATTAAAACAGGGTTTGCAAATACCGTTTGAGTTATGTGGTTGAAACTTACGAATTCAATCACATAATTTCAATAAAAAATTATATATCTCATTTCGAGAAAAAAAAAAACGCTCCGCGCTTCGCGCGTCGCGATGTAATGATTAAGAAGTTTATGTTTATGAAGCTTTCAGCTTCAATTATTAATGGAGAATGCAATGAGTACAGATGATATTATTATACTAAGTTTTATGATACCTTTTACAATTCTAAATTGTTTAGTAGTACATATATTTGGGTGATAACCCTGAATTCAATCAAGTAATTTTAGTAAAAAATAACAATAGAAAGTAAGCCAATGGCAACAGTACACACAATAACAGTTAAATACATATATAAAAATGAAATGCTACACGTATCCTATAGTTTCCTTAAATACAAAGAATTCGATAAAGCACTAACATATATAAGACAAGCAAAACGTAGTGACAAAAGTAATATAGTTAGTTATGACTGGGCATTTAGTAATACCATAGATACTGTTGAGACAATGTTAAGCTTTATGCGTAACACAACTGATATAGACATCAATTATATAGGGAGAGAATAACATGTTAAAGAACCTGCTAAATACAATAACAAACAAAACACGTCTAAAAGACTTAGAAATAGAATTGTATAACGCTAACAACAAAGCATATGCTATGGAGCAACTAGCGCTTGCCACTGATAGCCGTCTAAAGGAGACCAAGAGAGAACTAACAACCTATAAGAAAGCTGAGGAGGAAGAGAACCAGCGCAAGTTAGCAGAAGAGCGCCGTATAGTTGCAGAACGCCAGAGAATTGAGCGTAATGCGAGACTGTCTAAATTCCTTAGTGCTATTACTGAACTAAGAAAGCACGCCCTGGACGTGGTTTGCGAATATCCATTAGATAATAGTAACATCAGCGACTTACAACACTTCGCATTTAACCATTGCTATTATATCATTGGTCATGATAAGTGTTATGAGTGGCTAGATAGTCATAACATAACACCCTTGCAAGCTATGCAATTTGTTGAGGCTTCTTCACAAGAGTCGGGAATTGGCTTAGGTATGAGTGCGCTTGATATGACTGGTGAAGAGCTAGTAAATAATTTCGTTTACTTCCTTGGCAATGAGGTTATACCACATGTAGAAACAACAGATGAATTTTATGAGGGTATGGATGAACTAGAAACATTTTTCAAAGAGCTGGAGGCTAACAAATGAGCAACGCAACATTACTAATATCAGAAAAACAATTAAATGAATTATATAGTGACGACTGGCTTGACATGCCTGACGTGTCTGAGCTATACAATACACCAGTCAATCAAATCATGGAGAGTGACAATGACTAATAATAACATAAAACTAGAAACAATAAACCTATCACAATATGAGGAAAGACGTAAACAAATGACTAAAACAATCGTGCAAGTAAATAATACACCATACAATAAAAGTAACTTCCCATCTCTTGAAAACTTTTATAAGCATAGCCTAACTAACGTAGTTATATTTTCAATTGATGGTGCTGACTGGTTTGAACATGGGGAGAATACATTAGAAGCAACTGAAAAATCTATATCAGCAAATAAACGCTTCTTGCATCACTTCCTTAGCCAGTACAGGTCAGATGAAATAGTAATACTAGAGGGGTGCTATGACGGTAGAAAGGAATTCGCTTACGCTGTCAGTGATAAACATTTTTACACATTTGTGCAAGAGCTAGGTTATGTAAGAGAGCAACACAGCTACCTACTACTTGAAGTAGTAAACAACAACTACGGTGTATTTGTCACCACCAGAGCGCCTGGAATAGAACTAATCGAAAACGGGACGGGGGACGTTATCTCTTCTTATAGTAGACTACAAAGGATAGAAGATTGGGACTTCCCGCCTAACTCATTAGGTTGGACTTACTGCATCAAATCAGATACCTTCTACAATCTAGTTGATAGCGTAGTATTTAAAAACTGTTAAAACAACAACTACCCTATCTTGTACTATAACCGCTATGGACTGTCTGCAATCCATGAAGCGAGAGCGCAAGAGTAATGTGACAAGATACTATAGGTCTGGCTATAGTACTAGGTAGGGTATGAGTACGCCTGTATTCATTTACATAATTTCAATAAAAAATATTAACAACAATGGAGAGAATTGTATATGTCAGCACAACTATTATCAGAAATAGCGTATGGTATAGTATTTACCTGCTATCTTACCAAAGTATTCTATAACTACTACATTAAAAAGGAAGAAAGCCATGACTAAACTAAAAGAAGCAATTAACAAAACAGTAGAACAACTGCTAACGGGTACGCATAACGAACTATTTAGCCACACTGACCTGTCCATAGTGTGTGACATGACTCTTGAGCTACTTCGAAAAGAAATACAAGGTAATCCAGGATTACCCTTCGAGGATTGCGTTATAGCATTCAAGTTTAACGGCAAAGACTACGACGCGGACTATTGGCAGGAGCTAACAGAAGAGGGCGATACAATCTGGTGCTGTGAAGTAACTGAATTCGACATAGAAATGAACATGCGAGATTATAACACAGAGTTTTTATGGTCTGACTATGCTGATAATATATAGGAGAGTAATATGTATTTAATATTAGGATATAACAACGAGTTCCAAGCGTGGGAGCCTGTTAAATTTAATTTTACTAGCAGAGAATCTGCTAAAATTTACGCTAGTAAATTAGCAACAGGTAAAAAGTATAGTAACTATAGAATTATAGAGGAGAAGTAATATGAGTAATAAAGTAATCATAAAGTATAAAGACCAAGAAGTTTGGTGCTATGGTGTACTCACCCCTGAAGATAATATACATGTATGTTATGACGAGGACGAGGGTATACTGGATAATTGGTGCTATGAAACCAAAGACTATTTTCGTAATTGGACAGAGGTTGTCCATAGTCTCATCGATAGTGGTAAATTCGGTGAAGTACAACAGCTAGAACCTTGTTAGGGAGAACTTATGTATAAATTAGAATACGAAATCATAGAGGACTATACGTGGTGTATAGATTGCGGGGGTCCCTTAGACTTAGATTCCATCCCATGTGAGCGGCAAGCTGGAGAAGGTGCGCCCCTATACAAAGGTTACATTTGCCGTGACTGTCAGCTGATGGAATGTGATAAATGTGGGGATGCTACCCTTGACTATTCGCTTAAGGATAACCATATAGTATGTGACTGGTGCACTCATCAAGAACAAGTATCAAAAGAAAGGAACTAAATGACTTATAAAATAAATGAGATAGTAGACCTCAAGTGTTTACTAGTTGAGTTAATTGATGACCAAGAATTATTCTATCAAGGCCTCAATGACTTAGACTTCTTAAAAGCTGAGGACGCTGTGGAGGATTGGGCTACGAAAACGGCCATTATATTCGCTAACATGCGTAAGCAATATTATAAAGAAGAGTATGGAAGGGCTATTGATGACACTGAGCTTGAAGAAGCCATAACTGACTTGCGTCGAGAAGCCACGGACAGACAATACGAAATAGAATTCTGCGAGGATAACCCTGCGCGTAACCCCTTTGAACTTTAAGGAGAAAACTATGACTAAAATTTACAGAGTATTAGACTTCGATACTGAGGATACCCACCACGGTATCCACGTAGCAACTATGAAGGAGGCTGAAACAATATCAAAGTATATGACTGACCCTAAGATTGATTGTTTAGAATTTAATAATGATACGCAGTCAATTATAAATGCACTGAATGTTGCCGCAGGTCATCCCTTAGAATTTAACATGGTCACAGACCGTATAGAACCTATTATTAAAACTGGAGAGAACTATGCCTAAAATAAATTACGAACACTTCGATGATAAAGTTAAATTAACTGCTAGTATCGTCAGACTTAAAGATATGAATAACCCATCACTCAATAAAGAATTTTATGAGGATACAGGTATTCAATTGGTATGGGTTAGCAATCCATTCTACGCTTGTTGGGTAGCTATACCTAATCAACCTTGGCTAGTAGATTTATCAGAGGATATCGACTCTGGCCGCATAAATAGTTATGTTGGGATAGAGAGAGCAGAGTCTAAAGATGAGTACTACATGCTAGTTAGCGAAAAGGTATCGTCCTTTTTATCTGAACAGGACTTATATGATATGGATTTAATATGATGTGGAAAGATATGGCTAAAGCCTTAGACTGTAACAGTAAGCGTAAAATTATGTGCTGTGGTAGCTCACCCTCTGCTCTGATATCTAATAATAGATTTGGTATCAGGTTCCATTGCTTCAGGTGTACGGACTTCAATACCTTTATACCACATGGCAAGCGTAGCGTGTCTGAGATACTAGCGGCACGTAAGGCAACTCATAGTCTCAAGGCTTCGAAGGCTATGCCCTCCAGAGCTATATCTTTGACTGACCCGTCCGTTCCTACAGAGGCACATGCTTGGGTGCTACAGTCAGGCTTGCTTCCAGAGGATGCTAACAGGATGTATGGTATGTTATACGACCCATTCACAAGGCGGGTACTTATACCCCTAGAGAATGGTTTCTTGGCTAGGGCTGTATTTAATGAGCGCCCTAAGTATATAAAATCCTCTACAACTACCGTGTATGAACTACCTGTTGATATGGATACCGTTGTAGTAACAGAAGATATACTATCCGCTATTAAAGTTAATTCAGTCGGATATAGTACCCTGTCTATACTGGGCACAGCTATATCCCCTGCTATAGCTAGTAGGATAGCCCGTTATCCAAACATTATAATATGGACTGATAGCGATAAGGCTGGAGATGCTGCTTATGTTAAGTTGCGTAAAAAGTTAGCTCTGTATCCCGTCAAGGTCAGGCGTATAGTAACAGATGATGACCCTAAACTCATTCATAAAAAAACAATAAGAAAATTAATGGAGAATATATGAATATAAGAATAAATAAAAAAAGGGATAAGCTACTGACAGAGTACGCCATAGGTATGCTTAAAGACTTTTATCTCATAGAAGGTGAGACCTCCCCACAGGAAGGGTACGCAAGGGCGGCAGAGGCATGGTCAAGGCCATTCCCTAATACAAACATAGCATCCTATGACAACGCAGAGACTAGGGCTCTGGCTAAAAGACTATACGAGTACGCAAGTAAAAAATGGTTTATGTTCTCAAGTCCTGTCCTATCCAACGCGCCAGTAAATCCTTTCTGTAAAGATAAGGCCCCTAAGTCTAAAGGCTTACCTATCTCCTGCTTTCTTACTTACGTACCAGATACGGTAGAGGGATTAATAGAACATAGTACTGAGCTACGTTGGCTAAGTGTGTTAGGTGGTGGCGTAGGTGGACATTGGGATAATGTTAGAACTGTGTCCGATATAGCCCCTGGCCCGATTCCATTCCTACATACTGTAGATGCTGACATGATAGCCTACAGGCAGGGTAAAACTCGCAAGGGTTCCTATGCTGCTTATATGTCAGTCCATCATCCAGACTTAATGGAGTTCCTAAACATTCGTATCCCTACAGGTGACGTGCAGCGCAAGGCTTTGAATATACATAACGCCCTCAATGTAACTAATGAGTTCATGGAAGCAGTGGTAGCTGATAAAGACTATGAGTTGCGAGACCCTAAGGACAATAGTGTAAAAGAAACCTTGAAGGCACGTAAGGTATGGGAGCGCATAATGGAGGTACGCTTCAGGACAGGCGAGCCGTATCTGAACTTCATAGATACAGCCAATGATGCTATGCCTAAGGCCCTCAAGGATAAGGGATTAAAGATACACGGTTCCAACCTATGCAATGAGATACACTTACCTACCAGTAAAGATAGAACTGCTGTATGTTGCTTATCCTCACTTAACTTAGAGTTCTATGATGAGTGGAAAGATACGACTATAGTAGAGGATTTAATTACTATGCTAGATAACATTCTGACCTACTTCATAAACCAAGCACCTCCTGCACTGAGCAAGGCAGTCTTTTCAGCTAAACAAGAGCGCTCTCTTGGACTAGGGGCTATGGGATTCCACAGCCTCTTACAAAAGAGTGGTGTACCTTGGGAGAGTGAGGCGGCTAGAGATATAAACAAGGCTGTCTTTATGACAATAAAAGCAAGGGCCTTGCAACAGACAAGGAAGCTTGCAGAAGAGCGCGGCGAGTACTTAGATGGTAAGGGTACGGGTAGACGTAACTCCCACCTACTAGCGATAGCCCCTAACGCTTCATCAGGTATAATACTTTCTACTTCCCCGTCTATTGAGCCTCTCAAGGCTAATGCGTATACGCATAGAACACGGGCTGGTTCTTTCTTGGTAAAGAATAAACACCTTAGTAAGGTTCTGGATAAGCGTGGAGAAAACAATGATGCAACATGGACTTCAATCATAACTAACAAAGGTTCTGTACAACATCTACCTTTCCTAAAAGAGGGTGAGAAAGCTGTATTCAAAACAGCAGATGAGCTTAACCAGAACTGGGTAATTAAGCACGCATCTGATAGACAGCCTTATATATGTCAGGGCCAATCTGTTAACCTGTTCTTTCCATCTGGTGCTAGTAAGAGCTACGTGAGTAAGACGCATCTAAAAGCTTGGAAGAGTGGTCTCAAGGGATTGTACTATCTACGCACAGAGTCTACATCCAGAGCAGAGAATGTATCTGAGAAAGTTGAGAGGGTAGCCTTGCAAAGTGATACAAGAAGCATTATATATGGTAAGAGTGACTGCCCGTGGTGTGAGTTAGCTAAAGAAGAGTTATCCCTTAGAGGTATACCTTTTGAATATATATCGCTAACTGATATGGGCAAGACTGCTAAGGAGGTAACAGGTAGGAGTGTTAATACAGTCCCACAGGTTTACCTACAAGGACAATATATCGGAGGATACGAGGACATGATGAAACATCTAGACAATGCTGCGCCTATAGAGACTGAAGAATGCCTAGCCTGTGAAGGATGATACGTCTGCACTCATTCACAAAAATATAACAAAATTTTTTAAGCCAAAAATGGAGAAAACATGACATTATTAGACTACAGTAAAGCTTACAAGCCTTTCAAGTACCCTTGGGCAGTAGAGCTATCAAAAAAACATGAAGAGGTACACTGGATTGAGGATGAGGCAGAATTATCTGAGGACATTCAAGACTGGAAGACTAAGCTGACCCAGGAAGAGAAAACTTTTATCACGCAGGTGCTGCGGATGTTTACACAGGCTGATGTACAGGTAGGACAGAACTATCATGAAATGCTTATCCCTGTGTTCAAGAATAATGAGGCTAGGAATATGTTATCCTCATTCGCAGCTAGGGAAGCTATCCACCAGAGGGCCTACGCTCTACTGAATGATACGTTAGGTCTACCAGATGAGGACTTTCATAAGTTCCTTGAGTATACTGAGATGGCTGACAAGATAGCATTCATGAGTGACAAGACTAGTAATACTTTTCAAGGTACTGCCCTTGCATTAGCTAAGTCTGTGTTCAATGAGGGCCTGTCTGTGTTCGCGTCCTTTGTGATGCTACTTAACTTCCAACGCTTTGGTAAAATGAAGGGTATGGGTACTATTGTTGAGTGGTCAATACGAGATGAGAATTTGCACGTACAAGGCAATGCAAAATTGTTCAGGGAGTTCTGTTCAGAGCATCCTAAGATTGTAACAGATGAGCTGAAGTCTAAAGTGTATCAAATAGCTAGGGACGTGGTGTCGCTGGAGGATAAGTTTATTGAGTTAGCCTTTAACGGGCTAGACATGGAAGGACTAACTGAAAAGGATGTTAAGCAGTACATAAGACACATAGCAGATAGGAGGCTGCTGCAACTAGGAATGAAACCTAACTTTAAAGTGAAAGACAACCCCTTGCCTTGGCTAGAGTGGATACTGAATGGAGCATCACATGATAATTTCTTTGAGAAACGTGTGACGGAATATTCTACTGCTGGTATGTCAGGTGACTGGGATTGGGAGAATGTAAATGGATGATAGAATGAAAATAATGATTAATGGTTACGCTAGGCATGGAAAGGATGCTGTTGCAGATATCTTAACAAGCTATAACTTTAGAAAGAAAGATGCTTCTATGATTGTAGCCAGAGATATCGTGCTGCATGCGTTACCAAAGAATTACTATGGCTATGGCTGCTTAGAAGACCAGATAATGATGTGTTATCTGGATAGAGTTAAGCGTAGAGAGTGGTGGTACGAGTACGTGAGAAACTTTGGTCCTGATAAGCTTACTATTGAGTGCCTAACAGGTGGAGACTTGCGTGTAGGTATACGTAGACGGTCTGAGTTCGAAAAGGTAAAGGAATTGTTTGATTTAACCATCTGGGTAGATGCTACAGGAAGGTTAGGTGAAGAAAATTTAGAGCCTTGGCTTGACATTGGGCCTGGGGACCACGATATAGTAATACATAACAACGGAGACTTAAACGACCTAAGGCATGCTGTAGAATGTGTCATGCGGTCTGTATTAACGGAGTAAATTATGATAGACTTAACATTGCTACAGATGCTTAAGTATCGCGGAGAGTTCTTTAGGATTAAAGGTAGGATACCTAACAAAGCCTTAGACCCTCAGACTATACAGATACTTAAGTCCTATGAGACATACTTTAAGAACTGTCCTGAGGCTAAGAGCGTAGATGCTCAGAAGCTGCTTACTATATTCAGAGCTAACAACCCTGACATGGCTGAGGAGACACGGACTGCTTATGAAGGTATCATATCTCATATAGTTAATGACGTGTCAGAAGAAGAGAAGTCTGGAGTCATGCGTTCCTTGTTAGAGCTGCGTATGGGTACAGATATAGCTAACCTTATTGACAAGTGGGATATGGGTGACGTGGCTAACCTACATGCAGAGCTGCGAGGTGTATCAGATGAGTTCGAGAGGGACTGTGAAATAAAGTCCTTGGATTATCTAAAGCCTGACCTGAATGAGTTACTAGAGGATAGTAAAGAAACCTCTGGGTATCATTGGAGGCTTGAGAGCCTACGTAAATCACAGCGTGGCTTACGTCCAGGTGACTTCGGTATTATAGCGGGTAGACCTGACAAGGGTAAGACTACTTTCCTAGCGTCAGAGCTAACGCACTTAGTAACACAAATACCTGAGGATAAAACTATCCTATGGTTAAACAATGAAGGAAGAGGAGATAGAATATTCCTGAGACTAGTACAAGCTGCGTTAGGTATGCAGGTGTCACAGATACGTAACTTACCTAACCCAATGGAAGCTTACAAGAAAGCTATCAAGTCAGATGACCCCTACAAGATTAGGATTGTGGATATACATGGTCAAGATACGTATGCAGTTGAGAACTTAATACGTGCTAACGACCCAGCTATAATAGTTTATGATATGATAGATAAGATAAGGGGATTTAAAAGTGAAGCTAGGACTGACCTAGCACTAGAAGAGATGTACTCCTGGGCCAGGGAGATTGGTGTCAAGTATGATGCTGTGGGCCTAGCTACATCACAGATAAGTAATGAGGGAGACAACCTTTCATTCCCGTCCCTGGGTATGCTAAAGGATAGTAAGACAGGTAAGCAGGGAGCATGTGACTTCCAGCTAATGATAGGAGCTTTGAATGAGCCGTCTTATGAAGGCTATAGATACTTAGGTCTACCAAAGAACAAGTTACGTAGGGAAGGTGCAGCGAGCTGCCCTAGGTCTACAGTAGCATTTAAACCCCAGATAGCACGCTTCGAGGACTTACCTATTGAAGCAGCGAACTTAGATTAGGAGATTAACATGGGTAAAAGAAAAGATTGGACGGATAAAGAACTATCTGATGCTGTTAAGGAATCTAATGGTAACTTAACACAAGCAGCTAGTAAACTTAATCATATATACAAGTCCTTTATAAGAGCAGGAGAACGTAGTAAGGTATCAAGACAGAACCTTCAGACTTGGATTGACCCAAGCGAAGACTTGTCTGAGCTATCAGATAACTTCTCATTACAGAAAACTAATAGGAAGTTGATGCTAACTAACACAAAGCTGCGAAGGAATTTAAAGGCTGCTGAGACCATTGCTGTGACAAAGGATACAGTACTGCTAGAAATTAAAAACGCTGCTCAGGAAGCATCCTTGAGGTCTCTAGGCCCTATCCAGTTACGACCTAACAACTCTAAGGGTAAGGGTATAATCATTGAACTACTCTTCTCTGACTTACAGATAGGTAAGCTGATGTCTGGGTATGATTCTGATGTAGCCTACCGACGTGTTCAGGAATGGATTACTGTAGCCATGCAGCGTATAGAACAGTACAAGACCCTGGGCTATAAGATAGATGGTATAACTCTGGCATTGTTAGGAGATATTATTGAGTCTGATAAGAAACATGGATTGCAATCTGCCAGAGCGTGTGATATAGGAACAGCTGACCAGATTAAACGCAGCATAGATATACTATATAATGTAGTGCTGCGAGAACTAGCTACAGTGAACGCGCCTATGAAAGTTATATGTATTACAGGGAACCATGACTGGGATGGACACGGATTGTTTATGTTCAAGCCAGGAAGAGAGCAGCTATCATGGCCGCTGTATCATGCATTGAAAGCTATGTGTGAAATAAGTGACATGGATACTGAGTTCATTATACCTGAGGGAGCATTCCACGTCCACGATATCTACGGAACTAAGGTTCTATATGAACATGGTGTAGGTGTTGGAGCTGGGTATACTCAGATGAAGAATCACCTAGCTAAAAGAACTGACCAGTTAAAAACGTACATCACTCTGTTTAGAATGGGTGACAAACATAACATATGTCAGTTCAATAACAACAGGTACGTAGTTAATGGTGCATTCTTTGGTGACAGCAGACACGGGGAAGAGTACTCAGGTATCGTAGGATACGATGGTGAACCTGCTCAGATTATGTTCGCACATGTAAAAAGAAAGGACAACCGACGTACAACTATATTCGATAGTTTTGCAATTCAGTTGGGACATATTGACTAATGGATATTTATGACTATATAAATAGTAACCTTGAGAATAACTTAAGGAAACAGGGGCGAGTTGCCCGTATCTCTGGCATAGGTAGGGAGGATGAGATTGTACTATGCGAGACTGAGGCAGAGCCTCTTGAGTATCAAATAGAAAAAATGATACACGACTTAGAATTAGAATATACTAACACATATTTTGTGATAAAAATTTTGGAGGAGTAAATGTACTTAGTGTTCGATAGTGAGACCCAGATACATAAGAAGTATAAACGTACTGCTAATCCTTTCATACCTGAAAACTATGTAGTTGCTAGGGGATGGAAGAAAGAAGGAGATGCACAGAACTCTGTGCAGTTCTACAAACCTTCCCAGGATAACTGGTTAGTAATTGACGATGACGTAACTGTACTAGTAGGACACAACATTAAGTTCGATTTACTTTACGAGATGCAAGCTGGCAATCCTTATCTACGTGAGTTCTATAAACGTGGTGGTAGTATCTGGTGTACGCAGTACGCTGAGTACTTACTGAACGCTATGCAGCGACAGTATCACATGAACTCTATGGATAGTATTGTAGAAACTTATGGAGGTAGAAAGAAAATAGATGGAATGAAAGCCTTGTGGCAAGCAGGAGTACAGACCGCAGACATTGACCCAGAGCTAGTCAAAGATTACTTGATTGGTACTGAGGCTGAGGACAGGAACTCAGGCGACATAGGCAACACTGAACTAATATACCTTGGGCAACTTAAATCTGCCCACGCACTAGGCATGACAGAATCATTACGTTTACGTATGGATGGCCTTGCAGCAACAACTGAGATGGAATACAATGGGCTTAAGGTATGTACTACCACAGCCAAGAAAGACTTATCACTTCTCAGTGAACAACTGAAAGCTGCCAAGGAAGACCTGAGTAAATACATAGCAGATATACCTGAGGAAGTAGGATTCAAATGGTCCTCTACTGTATGTAAGTCTGCTATAATATATGGTGGTTCAATACGCTACCGTGTACGTGACACCTACTTAGACGAGAAGACAGGCAAGCTTGCAAGACTTAAGGCTACAGAGAAGTGGCCCCTAGTTAATGCAGTACCTGTAAAACCAGAGCTGCTAGGTACACAGACACAAGATGTATTTCTGTCAGGCAAGAACAAGGGCAAGCTTAGGTTCAAGAATGTATCTGTGGAAGGAGAGCTGAAGACTAGGCTACAAGATAGATACTATGACTTGCCAGGATATGTTAACCCTACTGAGGTGGCAGCTGAGAAAACTAAGAACACTGATGGCAGGGGTAATGTACTTTACTCAACTGACTCAGAGACAATGATTATGTTAGGTAACTCAGACGTACCCTTCCTTAAAGCGTTAGCTGAGAAGATTAGATTAGACAAGGAGATAGGTACGTACTACGTAACTGTAGATGCTAATGGTAACATGAAAGGTATGCTGACTTGCGTAAGTCCTGAGGATAATGTCCTGCACCACATGCTTAACCATACTACTACAGTAACAAGCAGACTATCTAGTTCTAATCCTAACTGTCAGAACATACCGAAGTCACCTTCGCGTGTCAAAGCTATGTTCGTATCCAGATTCAAGGACGGTATGGTGGGAGAGATAGATTACTCCCAGCTAGAAGTTGTAGTACAGGGGCTGCTTACTAATGACAAGCAGCTAGTCTCTGACTTGATTAACCGTGTAGACTTTCACTGCAAGCGTGTATCCGCTAAGTTTAATATAGACTACAAGGATGCTGTGAAGTGGTGTAAGGATGAGACTGACCCTAACTACAAGACATGGCAGCCACGCAGACAAGGTGCTAAGGAGTTTAGTTTCCAACGTACCTATGGTGCAGGGGCTAGTACCATTTCACTGTCAACTGGTATGTCCATTCAGGATGTAGAAGAGTTGATAGAGGCAGAGAATAAACTATACCCAGGCGTTATCAGTTTCAATGCTGATGTAGAGCGTACAGTTACAGCAACGGCTGAGGGATTCAGAGACCCGCTTATGGGATACCGAGCATTCAGGAGAGGAGAATGGCAATCCCCTACGGGTACAATGTATTCGTGGAGAACATATGATGCACCGTCCTTTCTCAAGAAGCGTGGTATCATAGATACGTTCAGTCCACCTGAGCTTAAGAACTATCCTGTTCAAGGCACAGGCGGGGAGATAGTACAGCTAGTACTAGGTAAACTATGGCGTTACTTCATGAAGAAAGATAACTGGAATGGTAAAGCGTTCTTAGTTAATACAGTGCATGACTGTGTGTGGTTCGACATGGATGCGTCAGTCGCAGAAGAAGTCTTAAAGACTGCTAAAATTATTATGGAAGGAGTACCAACTTATCTAAAGAAACATTTTAACATAGACTGTCCTGTCCCATTCCCTGTGGATGTAGAGATGGGTAGGAATATGTTAGACCTACATCACTTAGAAGCTTAATGCTTCTCTATAGAGAACGTAAGTTTCTCTTAATTAAAACCAATTATTATATAACGGAGCTAATATGACTAACTCATTACTAAACGACATTAAAGAACTAGCATCTTCTGGTTCATTAGAAAACCAAACAGTAACTAAATCTGCATACGTAAGACCTGTAACACCTGAGGGTGTAACTACAGCTAGGCTTATAGGGTATGTTGAATTAGGATACCAACCCCAGAGACCATATCAGGGACAAGAGAAACCTGATGCACCTATGGTAACATTAACATGGGAGCTTAACGGACCTGCCTATATGAAGAACGTAGCTAAGGAAGGGGAAGCAGAGAATATAGTACCAACAATTCACAGAGAAACAATTAAGCTTTCTACTAATGAACGGGCTAAGTACTTTAAGCTGTTTAATAAAATGCGTAGACCTAACTCGAAGGTCCTTCACATGGCACAGATGGTAGGGTCAGGATGTATAATAAGAATAAAACATAACACCTCAAAGAAGGACCCTAGTATTAAGTACGCTAACATCTATACTCCTGTAGATGGATGGATGGTTTCACCACCTATCGAAACATCTGCAGCTACTAATGAGACTAGAGAAGTCCCTGTACCTGCTGCAGTCGGACCCCTACAAGTATTTATTTGGCGTGCGCCTAGCATGGACCAATGGAACTCACTGTACCAAGACGGTACATATACCAGAAAGGTTGACGGTGTTGATGTAGAACTAAGCAGAAATTTCGTACAGTTTAAAATACTAGGTGCATCTAACCTAAGTGGTTCTAAGCTGGAGA